CGCATCGAGGTACGTCGTGGCCTGGTCGGGCGCCATCCGGGCAACTACAAGATCGGTCACGGCCTCGACTGTCTCGCCCGTCGCGGCCATGTACTCGTTAATCGCCGCGTTCAGCGTGTCCTCCGGCGTCGAAACAACAGGCTCCTCTATCGGCGCGGTCGCCATATCGTCGAGCCGCTGCGCCTCAGTGAGCACGTCGTCCGGGTTCGCGTCGGCGGGCATGTTGAGCGAGTACGCGCGCGACTCATCGTCGCTCAGTGCACGCCAACATTTCAATCCCTCATGATAGTCAAATATTTTCATTTCTTTAGCTTTTGCATGACTTCATCATGATACTTATGCATTTGATCGATTACTTGTTCTAACCGTTGCCAGATTTCCTTGACCGATATTTTAGCTTCCGCCTCATGTGCTTCTATCGCAGTCAACCGTTGTCGTAAAGAGTCAAGCCGCAGACCACAGTATTCATCGTGAATCTTTTTTGTAAACGTGGCTGAATCTCCTAACAACTTAAACAGCACGGGGCCGTATTTAATAGTTATAGTGGCTATCACTATGATCCCTGTGCCAAGTAGTGCCCAATAATCAAGCTGTAGGGGCACTCTTATCCGCCAATTTTTTGTTAAGTACCGCAATTTCTGAGGCCATCAAACCGAAAATAGTATCAATCACTTTCAACGTTCGCGTCAATTGCAGCTCCAATTGATCCAACGTCATAGGTTGCTTCTCCGACTTCTGGTCTTCCATGCTACCTCCTGTTAATTGGCTTGTAATCCTACACCCTTTTCCATATCTATTTCAAATTCTCGGAAAAACATGCGCTTACGCTGAGCGTGCGTATGCGGAAATGTCCTGACGCGGCGAATGGGGTTACCGTTTTCGGTGTACAAGTTAAGATTCATTTTGTAAATCTTTCCATCTGTGTCGTCACCCACATAATTAACTCCATCGACTAATGCATGGTACCGTGCCCGCCACGCATGTGGTACAATATTATAAGAACTCCGCTCGTGCCACATCTGGGTAGAGATGTCATAGACAAACGTCTTGTCCCCGGACGGAAATGTCAGCACATAAAACTGATGTCCCTCTTCCTGGTAGCACCAACCAATCGCATCATCTATGCGCGGAAGTAGAGAGATTTGGTACTCAATGGCATGTGTAGAAATACGTGTAGGCATATAACCACTTGCCATCCATATGCTGCCATGCCCCACATCGTTTGACCCCAACCAGAACAATATATTATTATTAGACGCCGGAGAACTAATAGCGTCCGTACCTACATCAAACCATGCCCCATTAATACGTTGAAATGGGAATGTGGCATCTCCGGTTGTAAACCAAACTTCAGTAGTGCCGCTTCCAAAAAGCCACAATTCGTTATTGGTTTTAAGTATAGTCACTATGTTGTCTGGAGAACCTTCTGCCGTTGCGTAAAAACTCGCGTCCCACACGTTACCGTCGTAGCTCCGGGAAACTGCGAACTGCCCGGTATTGGGCCGCTGGGCTACAAAGAATCCATCCTTGAACACTACCGAAGGTCCACCCGGAAACTCGCTATCCACTATTACGGGATCCGCTGTACCTGTAATATTGAGCGTCACTTCTCCCGCGATAATCTGAGCCCATGTCCCTGCGTTGTGATACTGTCCTGTCTGAGCGTCAGACCAAGTCGACAAGTCATATATGTATCCGTTACGTCCGTCAGCAACTATAAGCTGGTTGCCATTGTCAACCATACCCACACGGCCAATAATCGTGCCTATCGTGCCAATCTCAATTGCTGCACCGCGGGCAATCTCTACAACACTAGTGCCCCATACCCCAAACCAGCGACCTTTACCGGTGACGTACATACCCCGGCATGGTCCCGTTCCCGACGTGACCGTGATGTAGAGCTCGAGCCCGGGAGTACCTATAAGGGCCGACACGGCCTTGGATGAGGGGTCCTGTACTTCAGGATAGAGGTTAACGAGCTCTTGTCCGTCGATAGCCACAGACCGATGCGTATATGCAGCTCCGACAAGGCCCATTTTGACATTAGCCATTATAGCCCCGATATGATATTAAATCGGCCTGTATTTCCGCCCTGTAGTATTGCACTATCCAAACTTGCATGCACAGGCTCAGCATTCAGACGCATGAGCGTGGCTTTAGTCTCGGCGGCTTGCCGTGCAAACGGTGACGGATCCACGCCATATTCGGGAGCCAACGCCACAGCCAGGTTGTACCGTAGAGCCAGAGTATACCCCGGCGGCAGGTTAAGCTCATCGGTGATAAGGTTGAATGGCTGATGCTGAGCATACTGCGTAATGCTCAATTGTAAAGAAATCCGATTAGGCACAGGCCACAGTCGAATAAGTCCTGCGGGCATCAAAGGCGTATAATTAAGATAGACTGGATACGCGCTTATTAACGCCTTGATGTCAAGCGACTGAAACTTATCATTAGGCACTATCTCTACCGGCCAATCGATCGGGTACGCTACATTGATAGTGTCCCTAACAAAACAATGATCAATCCGTATAGGACGCGCACAATCAAAATCTATACCTGCCACGGCAGTCACGGCAGCAGTGAGCCCGCCAACTACTCCGGCTGTATTGACAGTCACGACAATCGGCTGCTCTCGTGGCACAATCGTAATAAAGTGATTGCAACCTGTTGCGGAATATGTGGCGCTCAAAATATTACTGGAAGTTTTTATCTGTGCGGCAAGATAAGCTAACGTCGTAGCAATAGATGTTACATACTGCTGTGTAAATATGGTGCCGTTTACTGTGGCGGAAATAGTTCCTGCGGTGAATCCAGAATAACTAGTTGTAATAAGTTGTGACGCAGGGCCGATGTAATAATTCTGTTGCCCCGTTATCAAGTTGAACAATGTATTCTTATGGTAATAAAGAGTCATGCCCTCTAACGACCAGGACTCCATCATCATATTGAGAACCATCAACGCATCGTTGGTGTCATTCTCGTGCGGTTGGTCATCCGCCGAGACAACGCCTAAAACTTTCATTGTCGATGTAATCAGGTCTAAAACTTTCATGCTAATGCCTCAAGAATATCTGGTGCGGTTGTTAAATCCTTTACAGCTGTAGACAGTCTATCGATGTATACGGCCATAACATCATTTACATCTATCTTTGGCTGGCCTATTAGATAATCGTGATAGGACCCACGCCACCCGTAACTACCACTGTGCGAAAACACAACCCGTGGCTCCAAGTAAATGTTATAACCGGCATCTCTCCATTTTTTACAGAACACAACATCTTCGCCAATAAATCGCCCATTTGAACGAGATGTATTAAAAAGATTTGGAGTCAGCCCTGGAAATGATGATTGCTCACAAATATATGTGTCACATTCCTTTACAACCAACTTTAAAGTTTCTTTACGTATACGCATAAATCCACCCGGGATCATCATGGCCTTGATCACGCCTTCTGGCATCATTACTGGTTGGCGAGTACCGTCTTCCGTTGTGTATACAACGCACGGATATTCATCACCGGGATTTCTTTTTAACGGATACACTCCACCCACCAAATCATACGGAGCTAACAATACTCGTAAAAACCCCTCAACATCCCACCCTAAATCGCTATCGATCATAAAAAGATCGGTGCAAGTAGACTGGAGAAAAGCGCCGACAATCGCATTCTTGGCCCGATCGACATACGCATCCCCTGTTGTAAAGTGTGTAATCCAGTTTATTCCTAATCTTGATAATTCTTTCAATGTGTCTGTCAACGCTAAGATATAACTAACATAGCCACGCCCTTCATAAAAAGGCGTGGCTATCATTAGTTTAATAGATGCGATACGTTCTGCGTTTGTCATGTCTTTAACTCAGAATATATGATTGATTTTTGACATTTCGGGCACTTCAGCAAACAAGCTCCTTCAGGCGTATCTTCGACGCAATACCGAAGTGCTTCCCTCCCTAAAAGTAAAAACTGCATGTGATGAATAATAATAAGCTGCCCACAACTACAAAATTTGTTTTCCGTAATCATGGGCAACCTTTTTACGTTTATGCACTTGCCATGATGCCAAAACTTGTTAGGCACGACACTAGTGCTGCAATCGCAGTGACACAGCCCGCGGTAGTTGTAGGAGCAGCCGATAACGCGCACTGCGTCACAGGCACTGCGCCATAACAACCAATCAACTTAGCCGGGGACGATCCAAGATGAGCACCATCATCCATCCCGCAAGTGAGTTCCTGATACTCTGCCATAATGTAAATCCTTTGTAAATTGTTTACAGATGAGATAACGGTAGCCCCTGGATGGGGCTACCGACAACCTATCGTTTACTCGTTGCTTCCGCCGTAAACACGGCAAGCCCATTCAGGACGAGTGGCCACGACACCGAAGAAGATGTCCATACGGCTGAGCTGACGAGCGTTGACAATGTCGAATCCGCGAACGAAGCGAATCGAGAAACCGTCGCTGCTGTAAACTTCGGCCATATCCATACCGCGAGGAAGCTCAAGATCCGCTGCGGCAAAGGCGTACGACTGAGGCACAAACACCAAGTCCTGTTTGTACGCGCCGGAAGCATCGCCCTTAAAGACGATAGCTTTACCACTCACAACCGACGTCGATACGTTTTGATCGGGCCCTGTGCTCACAAGCGCGGGAGTGAAGTTAATCGTGCCTGTGGTGGTAGCTGATGCCCCATCAGCCGAAACAACAAACTGCTGCAAAGCGCCGGTGGAAACCTTGGTCTCCGCATTGACTTTGTAGACTCCGGCAATCGTAAACACGTCACCGGCGAGGTACGTTACCGTCGACGCCATATTCGTGTAGGTCAGGGCCGTTGTCGTAGTCAGCGCATTACCCACGGGAGTGGTATTAGTGCGTGTGCCGCAAGTAAATGCCGGGATCACCTGGGAACAATACCAATCAAGACCCAGCGCCTTCGAGTTGGGCATAACGCCGTCCTTGAAGATACCGCTGATCATCTGCTGAGGATTGTACTGTCCAGCCAGACCGCCAACGATAGCCGCCTCAGTGTCCGGGTTGATGCACGCAATCATAGTCTCACCATCGGGAGCCAGTGACTCACGCAGCTTCCTACGTGCGTTCAAAAAGTAACTTGACGCATTCGGAGAAGTACCGGGAGTACCAACCGCGTTGGAAGTATTCTTGACCATATACGACGCGACGAGTGCGTCTACAGTCGAGGCCAATTTTTTGGCATTCGGCTGGATATAGCGCTCAGAGAAGTCGTCGATACTCAGCGAAAGATCCGCATCGCTGAAGTTAAGATCGACACCGCGAACGGTATCAATCGTCAACGCTACGCTGGACTCTGTGACATCGCCCTGGTCCATTGTCCATCCGCTGCGCACTGTCCCAAGGACAGGCTTACGAATGTTAACAGTCGCGCCAGAACGCCCAACTGGACCCATCGCCTTGCCGAAAAACTTATTCCAGCTGTGGTCGATGTTACGAGTAACATGCAGTGCGCTATGAAGCACCGACATAAACTCGCGGGTGATAAAACTAGACGTTACACGAGTGTTAGCCATAACCTATATCCTTTGTTAATATCGTTTCTTTGTCAACATCGCTCGCCTGCGAGCCTGGAACTCCGACAGGCTGTCTATCGTATCGAGTGGAGCATCTGCTGCCGCATTTCCCGCTCCTATGGGAGTAACTGGAGCCGGGGCACGCGTAACTGTTTTAGTCGCTGCTGGTTTACTGAGCTTGACTTCTATTTTGCCGATTTCCCTGGCTGCCGCTGTCGCCGGGAGCGACATAATACGACGAGCCTCCGCAGGATTCTTGCCAAAATAATAAACAAGCTCTGGACCAACTTCACTTGTGCTAATCGCCTCCTCATGCGCTTTGGACGGGATCGCAAGACGCTGAGCAACCTCAATCGCCTCATCGTAATCCGCGTGCTCCTCGGCTAACGCTGCTGTACGACTGTCCCAGTCAACCGTTGGCGGAGTGACCGCCATAGCCCGGGTAGCCTGTTGTACAGCGGCAGGCAGGCGACTCGACAGCTTATACTCCACAACTGCATCAATGTACGCATTTTCGTCCGCGAACATTTCACGCGTCGGTCCTACGTTTGCCGGGGCTACCGGGGCCTTCAGGCGATTTAATTCCGCCTCTAAATACTCCGCTTTTGCCCGGAACTCCGCCCGCTCACGTAACATCCGATCGTGCCGTCGCTGAGCGTGATTCTGTTTAGGTTCCTCAACTTTTGCTGTCTCTACAGGAGTCTCTGTAGTTGCGCCCTCTACGGGCGTATCTACGACAGTCTCTACTGTGGCGGCTGCGTCGGTTGGCTGCTGCTCTGTGACGGGCTGTTCGTTGGCCATGATTGATCCCCTTGTCCCTCCGCGACCGTCGCGGGTGCCGTAGCGGGTTGTGCCATCATCTGCTCAGGCCCGCTCGCCTGGACAGGAGTATTTTGAGAAGACGGCAGCAACATCTGCTTCATCTCCAATATTTCGTTCATCATCACATTCAACATATTCGGATCAGGCGGCACTACTTTACTCTGTGCCACTGCCAATGCGGTCTCGGCTGACAATAACGCTTTATCAATCTCAAGCTCGCGATCTTTATCTTTATTCTCAATCTCAAACGTCAGCTTCTGAATCGTATCATCCATCTGTTTGGCTACTTGAGTGAGCTGTTGATTTTCGTCCGTCAACTGCTTAATGGCTTCAGGCGGTATGCCCTGTTGCGGCTTGTCATCTAACAAGTTCGGCGGGATGAGCCGCTTGAGTCTGTCAGCAAGT